GCCTGAAGCTCTGCTGCACTTTCGATGGACTTGAGGTAGGGGGCATTCTCAAGGACGAACTTGAGAACGGTGTAACCCGTGTTCTCGATCTGACGGGTAGAGATGTCGATATAGGCATCGGAAGGAAGAACGAGAGTGTCGGGACGCTCTACATTCTTCGTGATCTTTGCCACGAACTTCTGCATACCGTTGATGTCGTCGAGGATCTGCTTTGCGGTCTTGTGCTCCCACTTGGTGGAGGGGTTGCCTTCTGCGTCCGTGCCGTTGGCAGGGATGGTGTAGAGGGGGATGTCGTTTCCGGTGGAAAGAACACCCATAAGACCCGTGTCGGCATCACCAGCCCAAGCGATCTTGTTGAGCAGGTAGTCGATCTGGTAGCGAGCCGCCTCTGCCTTACGAACATCGAGGGACTTGCCAGCCATACGGGAAGCTCTCATCTCCTGTACGGAGTAACCGTAGCTATCACCGACAGACTTGATGACAGCCGTGGTGGGCTTGCCCTTCGCATCTGCACGGGGAAGATCGGTGGCGTAGTTGGAGATGATCTTTGCGAGACCCGTCTTGTCGTAGCTGTAATAGGTTACAGTCTCGGCACCGGGGTTTACCTCGCTTGAGATGGGGAAAATCTTGAGTGCGGTGAACTCGGGGTACACCTTGTCGTAGGACTTCGACTTGATGTAGTCGAGCTCACGAGCGAAGAACACGGAAGCGTCCTCTGCGCTGTCAAAGCGAAGACCGTGAATGCCTACGAGAGTGGCAGGAATGCCAGAAGAGGCGATGGCTGCGTAGTCAGCAACATCGTAGCTCGTGGAAGGGTTGTTTGCGTCGTATCTCATATTCTTGCGACCTCCTTATTTCAGTTCGACGGGAGCAACATTTCCGGTGCCCTTGCCGCCGATGAATTTTGCCCCGGTGATAGCGATGGCGTTATCGCCGGATGCGTTGGTGAAAAGACCTGCGTTGTCGCCGGAGATGCAGAGATAAAGTGCATCGCCGTAAGCAGGAGTGATGCCGTCAACAATTCTCGCCCAGACCTTGCCGTGAGAGATGACACCCACGGTAACATCCTTCTTGAGGGAGAGATTGCCAGCCATATCCATCTCGTTGCTGAAGCCGTTGAGAGCGATGCCCTCGAAGGTTGCAAGAGTGGCTCCGGCAGCAGGAAGGTTTACCTGCACACCTTTGCTGGTGCCAATTACGACACCCATACCGAACTTGAGGATGCCGTCAGCAGCCTCGTTGCGGCGAGAAACGACAGTCTTGTGAGACAGGTCATAAAGACCGCCAGCCACGCCTCTGTCAGTTGCGAAATTGTAAGAAGTCTGTACTCCCATTACTTGTTACCTCCGTTCTGTCTTTCGATCATACGGGCTCTTGCTTTGGATGCAGAGGACTCACCGATGGGCTGAACCTTCGAGCGAGCATCCGCATTAAACATCTGACCCCTCTGACGATCTGTGGATTTGCCTTCTTCGATGCTGGATTTTACGATGTCGAACATAGCATCAATGTACGCACCGCTCTTACCGTCGAGACGGATGGTGGGCTTCACCTTCTTGATGATAGCCTTCTTTGCCTCGGGAATGCTCATACCCTCGATACCATCCATACGGAGAGTATCACCAAGACGGCAGAGTGCGAGCTTCTGCGAAACAATGCGGTCAACAGAGTCCATATTGAGGTTTTCGGACTTGCCGTTATCCCCATCGGTGTTCTCTGTGCCGCAGTCCTCGTTGTCCTCGTCGGCGTTGGTCTCCTCGTCGGTGTCTGCGGAGTCGAAGTCCTGCTGTGCCTTCATACCCTCGATCACTTCGAGAAGAGTATCGATATCTTCGTCCTGCTGGGCGATCACGCCCATAGCGGACTGTACATCCTCGGGATCACCCTCGGAGTCTCTGCGGTCACGACGGTCTTTAACCATCTGTACCTTGTCGATAGCGGTAGGCTCTGCCTCGCCCCCCTCGTTGTCAACGGCATCGGGGGTAACGGGAGCTTCTACGGGAGTGTCGGTGTCACCCTCGTTGTCTGCCGCACCGCTTCTTGCGTTCTTGCGAGCTTTGAATGCGTCGATAGCTTCTGCCAGCTTATCCGTATCCATTGCTTCGCTGTCAAGTCTTTTCTTGATCATTCTGGTTCCTCCTGTTAATTTGGATTTCCCGTCAATATTGAGACGGGCGGTTTCTCCGGCTCTTGCGGAGCCTACAAGTGCAAGATGGTTGATCTCAATGTTTCGCTGGATGGCATCGTAATGCTGACCGTTCCATTCGCCCGGCGTTTCATCCAGAGTGAGGTTGTACCCGAGGGACAATTCCCGGAGACCACACGCCTTCATCTTGTCGGTTTCGTGGATAACGATCTCGGCTCTTACGCTGTCACCATCCTTGTATCCTTTAGAGAGGATCGTGCCAATATGCTCTTCTGCCACATTGTCTTTATCGACAACTCCGGCATCGTGAGTGATAATGACAGGCTTCCCCTTGTAGGAAGCAAGGGACTTCTCGGAGAATACTTCTTCCGGAAGTCGCAGCTCTTTTCGGATCGAACCGTCTGGGTTGACATACTCGAAGATACCAACCGTCGTGACAATCGGATGGTCCATCAAGTAGCCTTCCTCCGTGAAGTAGGTCTGGTTCAAAGGCAGATTATCGAACCTTACTACTCTCTGGAGTTTTGGAGCTTGGGGGTTACTCTGCATCTTCCTCGCCCTCCTGCTCTTTGGTTTCTTCGGAGGAGTTTTCTTCACCCGTTTCAAAGAAACACTTGGTGAGAGCAAGGGCGAGTTTCTGGATGTGCTCCACTTCATCGATGCGGATGTCATCGAACAGATCTGCCACTTCTTTTCCGCCCGGGGTGGTAAGGGCGTTTTCGACTGCGGCGGTATAGTCCTTGACAGCCTGTGCTTCGGAGATCAACTCGTTGCAGATTGCTTCAATTACCGACATTCTTTTCATCCTCCTTTATCGGTTGTGCCCGACATCGGAAGATCGAGCGTCTCGATGTCGAACTTGGGCAGAGCCACACACCTGCATTGATAATCTTCTCCGGGATGAGCTCTTCTCCCGGTCTTGATGTCAACGATAGGTGGGTCGCTCCAACTGAAAGTTTTGCCGTCCAAGAAACGGTGTCGGTCACGAACTCTACCGTCTCCGGACGAACTCCAGATATATTCAGAAACACCCGCGTCTGTCTGCTGGAACTGCGTAAGACTGGAGTTCAGTTTTGCCATCTGATCCCTTGCAAGGAACTCCGCTTTGCTCCTGCTTACCCCGTAGGTGTGCTGAACCTTTTTCAAGATGCTCGTGATCGTGTCTCCGTTCTGATAGGCGGTGAGCACGATGTCCTGCATCTCTGCGAGGGAGTCTTTCGGGATGCTCTTGATGAGATCTGTGTTCAATTCATTCCAGACCTTGAGCTGTTCCCGGTAAAACTCTCCAAGATAATAGTCATCCGTGATGTCGATGCCGAGCGTGTTCGATACGACCTTTTTCCATTCCTTGATGGAGAGCTTTCTGGTGAGCTTGGAGAGGTTATCCAGCTTCTTACTCAACATAAATCGCTCGGTCTTTTTATCGAGCTCCACATTCATTGCTCGGAATGTCTCCCGGATGATAGATGAGAGGTCTTTGGCATCGGTATGGATAGCCCCATCCTGCCGAGGTTCCTCCTTGATAGCCTCTTTGATGACAGGTAGATATTTTGTAAGGGTCTCCTTCAAAAGAGCCATATAGGACCTTGTGAGCCGCCTGTATTCTCTTTCGAGGTTTTCCTTGTAGCGAATATCCACCTTCGACTTGAGGGTTCTTCTCCCTCGGAACTTCTTTTTGGCGGCTTCTCGAACCGCTTGCTGTCTTGCAGCATCGTTCATACAACCACCTCCGTCAGTCCTTACTGCCTCGAGACTTACCGTAACGGTCAACCTTGAAGGTATCTTCCCATCCACGATAGCGGTCTCTTTCAACAACTTCGGGAGTGCATTTCTTGTTGCACTTCTTGTTGGACCGCTTGCAGATACAGACGGTCTGCCCGTCCTTATAGTCGATGTACACTTTGATGTACTCGATGCCAACCCTGTTCGACAAGATGCGTCCTCCTTTCATTGCCTTCTGGCTGTATTTTTTCTGGTGCAGAAATTGTTTTTCTGTTGCAGAAATAATATTTCCGTCACAGAAATAATGAAATCCGTGACGAAAAGTACACAAAGGTAAATATAAAGATAAAGTTAAAGATAAAGATAAACATATACACATAGGTGTATATGCGAGGCTTACGCCTCTTCCTCGTCAGTATCCGAGGCTTCCTCGGCATCTGTTTGAGGATCGGAAACAAGGTCTTCGCTCTCATCCAATGGTTGCTTTTCTGCCAGAAGGAAGAGGTCAGCCAGCACACCCATCAGCATATCAATGGATGATTTGAAGGGGGCAAAGAGATCCGCCTTGTTGAGCGAATGTAGTTCCGTGAAGGCGTTGTTTTCCATCTCTTGAGTGTTTGGGTGTACATCGCCCTTGAACGCCGTGGAGAGGAAAATGTGAGGCTTCCCGTGTTCGGGGTCAAGACCGTCAAGTGTTCCAAGAGGAATGAGCTCTGTAAGCTCGATACCGAACTCTTCCCAAGTCTCTCGCATTGCCGCTTCTTCCGGTGTCTCACCTTCCTCGATGTGCCCTCCCGGTCCACAGATGCCTTGACCGTCTTTACGGTGTCCGCAGAGGATCTTGCCGTCCTTGATTACGAGGACTGCGGAGGAGCCTCTGGGATCTTCGTCTGTTTGAGGAGCTTCAGCCGCGGGCTGTGCCTCCGGTCCCGTGGGAGTGGTATCAACTGGCACTTCGGGGGATGCAAGGTCTGTCATTTTGAGTTCGAGGAGAGCTTGCCGTTCCTCTGGGGTGAGGATGTCTCCGGACTCGTCATCAATGAGATCTTCGATAGCGTATTCGTCGGCGGACTTGAGCCCGGCTCTTACCTCCGAAGGATCAAGGGCACCCATATCGACATAGATCTGTGCTGTGTTCGCTTTCGTCTGTGCGGTGGATGCTTTTGTCTGATCTACGGATGCCTGTTCCTGCTCGCTCAAGCTCCAGAGGGGATCGAATGTCAATTTGATCTTCGGGATCTCCTCGATCTCGCCATTCTTACGAGCCGCCAGACAGATGATGTCAATGATACGCATAAGGTTGTGCTTGAGCATCAGCTTCTGGATCTTGCCGATGAAGTTATAGTAGTTCTCCAGATCACTCTCGCCTGTAGCAGACATCCCGGCAGGAGATCTGCCGAAGAGCTTTGTCTGGGGGATCTCGGTGAGGGCGGAGAGCATATTGCACGTTGCGTCAATGACCTCCTTGATGCCCGTTACCGAGAACTGCTGGAAGCCATAGTCCTCGCCTTCGCTGTCAATGGCAATGGAGTTGAGGATGCCACGAGCCATATCGATGATCTGCAAACGCTTGAGGGCTTGCTCTTCTCCTTCGTCTGTGGCAAGGAGCTGTGCGAGGTCCTTCATCTTGTAGATCGCTTGGACGCTTCTTTCGAGGAGCTTCACCGCATCCCCGTGGGCTGTGATCGTCTCCCGGAGGTTTCTCTTGATGCGGACATACTCCGGGATGCCCCAGTACCTGTACTCGGCTATCATACCGAGCTCCGGCATCTTGCTGTTACGGAAAATGAGGCACCTGCTCTCGTGTACCACGAAGCTACCCGTGTAGCTGTACACATAGAAGTATTGAGGTTCACCGAACTTGGACTTCTTGCTTCTGCTGTCGAGGTCCCCGAAATGGTTATACATAGCGGAATAGTCCGGCTGTACGATTGCTCGCTCATAGACTCGGAGCTCATCGATGCCCTTGACCTTCTTCCAGTTCACGGGGTCTTGGAGCTCTCCTCCGTCGTCTATCATCATAACGATAATGGATCCGCCATAGAGACGAGCCCATTTGATAGCAGAGGATGCCTTTTCCTCGAAGTCAAGATCGTCAAGCGTATCCTTGATGCTCTGTTCAATGGACTTATCCTCGATGCCGAGTGTAAACCCGTGCTTCACTACCTCTTCGGCAGGGATGTCGATGATCTTGGCGAACAAGCCGTTAGACTCGTAGTGGCGAGTGAGCTCCATATCGGGAATGCGTCCCTCCGGAACATAGGTGTAAGCCTCGGTGTTGTCTTGCGGTGTACCGTACTTGTTGAGGAGGTTCTGATACCCGTCAATACGGTAATCTTTTCGGCTCTGGGAAGTTGCTGCGGAGAGCTGGGTCTGACCTTCCTTGAGCCGTTCCATCTGTTGGATCTTTTCTTCCGACAATTTCAAAATGTGTTCCTCCTTTCTGCGGTTACGATACAAGCGATGTAATATCGAACCGCTTTTCTTCGTAACAACTCAAAGCGAGGGCATCGGCTCTGTCGGGAGAACCTATCCCTCGCTTCTTCATTTCTTTTTTACTTTCAATCTGGATTTTGCCAGAGCTTGAAACAGAGTATTTGCGGACAGACAGTTGAGCTACCATCTCCTCGTCATCCTGTATGGTGAGGGAGCCTTCTTCGAGGGCATCCTTTACGAGGGACCATAGGTAGGTGGGCATATCCGCATAGAAGATTGCCTGTTCGTCCGGGACTTTGCTCCCGAAGTTTACAGGAACCACGACCAGCCTGTTGAGCTTGGACTCACGCTTGACTTCTCGCAGCCTATCAGTAACGCCGCCGCCGAGACCTGTGTCATCGATGATGGCGTATATCTTTCCG